AAAAACTATGTGCGCGAAAAGTCACTTAAAGACTAAGGCGAACGATATGCCGGAGAATATAAGTCTCCAGGATTTTCATAATTTATTTGCAGATCAAGTCGAAAGGGATACTATTAGACAAATGCGTAGTACTACATCTATGCAAGATAGACACTTCCAAGTAGCATTCCAAAGCACTAATGAATATAAATTTACTATGCCAGAAGAAAGAACTTATGAAGGTGAAGAAAGTCACAATCAACAATTACGAAGAGTGAGAGATTATTGGAAACAATGCTCTCAATACTTCGTAAAGGTTGATGAAGCTGGTAACACATTAACTGGTAAACGTGCTATTACATTTAATGAATTTTATGCTAACGTAATATTTAAGGACAGAAGACCAATAAATCCAACATTTAAGCAAGTTGAACCAATACCCACAACCCTCAGAAAATACCTCATAAATACACTAGATGTAGAAGATCAAGTTTCAGGTGTAGCAGCTACTAGAAAAACCGTTTCAATTTATTTACCTGAAGATATTCTAAGGAAAGGTGTAACAGATTTCCTTAGAGCTGGAAACTATGATCCAACTAGAATGGAAGTACTTAATCTCATCAAAAATTGCACCAGATTTAATTTAACTAACGTAGATTATAATAACCTATACATTTATGCCCCATCAATAATACAATGGGAGATTAAGAAGTATCAAATCCAATCACTTATTGTGACTGAAGGCACTGATACTAGACTTGATAGATATAATAAATTGATAAATAAATATAAGATGGAGCATGAATCAGTATATGAATTCAATATAAATAATAATGCAGTATCTGATGAAATATTTAAGATTATGAGGGATGTATTGAATATTGATCAAGCTGTTGAACAGAAAATGAATGTGTTATTTGTAGATAAATTTAATAAAAGGGAGTGGGATAAATTTGTGGAAAGTGTATTTGTAGATATTCTTAGAACGTTTAGATCTATTAACTGGGTAGAAATAACTGCTACAACTGCTGCAAAAGTGTATGTCACAATCGAAAACTTAATTAATAAAGCTATAGAATTGTGTAAGAAATTAAAAGATATGGCAGTACCAGCATACATTAAGACAAAAACTATATTTTCAGACTTGTTTAATAACATATATGAATTTGTAAAGGGATTGAATGAAGCTAAAGATGCTAAAATGTTTGTAGCTGACTATACAACAAAACTATTAACAAAATCAAATAAGACTGTCTTTGACACGATATTCTGTTACATGATAAGATTGATTTTTGTTACCTATCAATTCTTTGATAATTTGTGGGCAAAAATTAAGTCATTTTTTGTTATTAATGAACCAATTAAAGACAGTTATATCGAAAATGAAACGGTTAAGAAGCAGACATTTGAACAACATGTATTGGACCATAAACCCAAAACTAAAGCAGCAAAGAAGGCAAGAGAAGCATTTAAACAAGAATTAATAACCAGATACTTATTGAATGATGTTACTTCAGACATGGCTATTGAAAGATATGATAATTTTATTAAAAATCATGAACATGGTTATAATCCAATTGATCTTGCTGCTTGTATCGATTCAATCCTAGATATGGCTTCGGAATCTGATTATGAACAGGATTTTTAAACAAGCCTTATCAACCAGTTACTAAAGTATATAAAATTAAAGATGAAACATATGGTCATAGTAAGTATCATAAAAAACAGTTACCAAAACAGAATTTCAAGACATGCATATTATTAGTCCAGGGTTTGAATGATAAGGAAGCTACATTTATGGTAACTAAATATAATCCTACTATCGTAGACTGGGTACAAAAGTTTAATTTGCATGCACAAGAAAATGCAAGAGCAGCCATTATGACTAGACTTGCATTATCTAATGTATACAAAGATAAATATAATTTAAATAAAGAAAGATTTATAAAAATCAGTACCCAATTAGCATTAGAATTAAAAGAGATAATGCCAGATTTTGATAGTCTGTGGAATGTAGATGCCATGGAGAAATACATAATGACCAGAAATAAAACCCTCAAAGAAAAACTAAAGATTTGTAAGACAAAAGAATTATTAAATGGATATACAATATTGGAAATATTGAGGGAAAATTGGCAGGATTTCTACATTAAGAAAGGTAGATTATATGCAAAGGGATTAAAGAATCCAATAAGTATTAAAAGCAGATTTATGTGTTTCATCAAAGATGAATCATATTTTGATAATAAACGTCCTAGAAACATAACAGGTGCAAGCGATATAGATAAATTTGTATTAGGTGTAGTATTCGGAGAATTTAATCATGCATTTTTCAGCCGGTTAGAAACCATAAAGAAAATACCATACGAATTAAGATCAAAAGTAATTACAACCAGATTAGGCGAACCAAAATATATTTATGGTACAGATTTCACTGCATTCGAATCATCTAGTACTTATGACGTACAAGAAGTTATGGAACAAAATGTGTATAAAACAGTTTATCCAGAATTCTATCAATACTCAAAGAAGTATCAATTACCAATGATATTATCAACAGGATATGTTGATGCTAATAAATATTATTTAGATACCTCTCGTGCTAGCGGAGCACCCAACACTTCTTTGGGAAATTCAATTAACAAC